CATCGAAGCTGGTGATCTCGACAACATTATCACGATCCATCTTCTGCTTCTTGTAAACGGTCGTAGCATCAGTGGTACGACGGAGCAGGCCAAATACCTCTTCCTTCTTCCGATGGCCAGTAATATAACCCTTCGCACGAGCTTCATCCTCAGTAATATCCGCGAACGTGGTCTTGAACTTACTGAACGGAATATGATGAACGCCAGCCATAACTTTGGCAACCCACTTAGTGTCGCGCTTAATAAACTTGGGCGCACCATTGCCATTAACTTCCTTATACTCGGGCATCAGATAATCAATCTGATCGATGCCATATTCAGCACTATGCTCCAGAACTGAAGCCTTCATAGTACCAAGGCGCTTAGCATCTTTAATAATGGTATCCATCTGAGCATGAGTCAGAACATTCTCTTCCTGCTGTTCTTTCATCGCATCTACATCAAACACATTACGATCCATAGTTTTATTCTCTCCTTCATCATTAATAGAATGTGATACCGGTTTCTCCTCTTCTTTTTTCGAGGCCGGTTCTTTTTCAGCTTCTTCTAAAGCTCTTCCGACTAAATACTGAACAACCTGCGTCTGGGTTTCATTTAAAGTATCAAGCACATCCTGAACGGTTTCACCCTTCTCATCGGCATGCTCGATGCTTTCTTCGTCATCATCCATGGCATCATGCTCAGCCTCACCGCTAATAGCACGTCCAATCAGATACTGAAGAACTTGCATTTGTTTTTCAGTCAGAGTGTCTAAGACATCCTGAACGGTTTCATCTTTCTTTGCAGGTTCCTCTTTCTTCTCTTCCTTCTTCTCTTCGGCCTTTTCTTCGGCTTTTTCTTTAGGCTCTTCTTTTTCGGCATGGGAAAGATCTTCATCAGTTTCCTCAATACCCATAGAAAGTTCTTCGTCGCCAGTCCAAATTACAGCCTCTTCTTCGCTCTCCTCACCATGAGCCAGGATCGGGAACTCAATGACTGCACCCGGATTTGCGCCAGCCAAGACAACGCTTACTTCACGAATAATTCCATGGATTACATCTCCGCCACGCTGTTTCAGCTTATTAGCATAAATGCTAAGACTTCTTACGTCTCCATGAGAGACAAGTTCTTTAACATGCTGTCCCAGTTCAGAATTATTAAATGAGCAATAAGCATAGACGCCTTCATTTCGGTTTTCTAAGACAGCATGTCCAATAACCCTAGTCGGGTCATCATGGTTATGCTGCCAAACTAACGGAACAGTCCGACCATCGTCGTCTTTAAAGGCATCCCGTCGAATCGTTCGGCCATCGGCGCACAGAAGATCATTTTTGGTTGCCCATCCGCCGAAGTCAAATTTTTCTTTTTTCATAACCTTCGTATCCTTTCTTAAGCATTCAGAATATCCGCTACCTTCATATCCGCGATGGTGGTATTATCAGCACCTGTAGTTTCGTATTCTGCTTCCCAATCAGCCGGAGCATCATCTGACGGATTAGGTGGCATCTGTGATGGATCTTGAGGATTAATATTCGGATTCATCAACTGGTCTGCACGCTCATCATTGACAGGCCTTAACCCTAGTTTCTCACGAACTTCATTCTTGGTTACAATTTCAGCGGCAGCCAAACTACTACCATTAGCAGCAATAGAATCTAATGTTGCTAATTTAAATGTGTCGATGAAATACAACATTTTTTGATGTTGAGACCGTGCCGTTTTTGAAAGAAACTTACGATTAAATTCTTCAGTGATGGCAGATACGATTGGATCAATGGTGCGACTAAAATAGTTCAACATAGTTCGCTCATCGGCTGTCCCTTCAAAGACTTCCCGAGGCATTCCTAACTGGCTGTATAGCATACTCGTTAGTGACTCAATCTGTTCATGAAGGTTGTTCTCGACTGGGCGATTAAGTTGAGTTATTTTTTCGGTACCATCCGTATATGCAATGCCGTACTTATTGGTGGTAAGCTGTGTTTCAATATCTTTTCTTCGTTTTTCAGCTTCCATTCGTCTAAGCTCGGTCTTGATCGGGTACGGCAACTGAATGATCAGATCGAGTTTGCTACTTAGATTCTGTTCATCGGCAGAATCCAGTAGACTCATTTTATAAATAAGCCGTTTCAATGTAGAATTCGGCTCATTCATCACAGCATAAAGGGGGTTTACAATGATAGCAACTTGTTGCTTAGGAAGAATAATTTCCTGTTTTCTACCAATTCGGTCATTGTAGACATCGAGTCTAACATGCTGGGGAAACCATTCTGTTATTTTTGAAACCCGCATAGTTTTTATGTCATAGCTCATAGTATCTTCGGGATCTACCGTTGTGTCTACCGGAACGACCCCAACAACGCCTTCATCTAAAAGACTCATAACAAGATCTCTTTTAAAAGCACTAGCAGCCTGATCAATATTTGCCTCAGTATTAAGGCAATAATTTAAACCAGACTTAATAGGCTCAACATATCGATCCTCATTATCAATCCGTGAATGCTGAATTTTTACACTAGCGACATCAGTTGCAATTTTAGTAAAAACACCGGCTAAAGTAGTACGATCGCCACCAAATCGTAATTTAGGACGATCTGGATTACTGAAAAGCGAGGGTCCATAATTCTCTCGCCACTGTTGTGGCTCTCGATTTTTTCCGGTAAATGCATTCCAGGCGTGTTTTAAGCGTTGACCGATCCCCATGCCATTTTGGTCCATTTCTGCTAAGAGAAAAGAATCAGCCAAAAGCATCAACCCCCTTACTAAATACAATATATCTAGGCGGACCTAGAATATATGTAAATGGAGGAACTCGAATCATTTTCAAATGCCTCCTTATTTCTTCTTCTTATCGCTATTAAAATAAGTTTCGGGATTAGTAGGCGTCGCAAGCGGATGCCCTGCAATTTTATGAAGCCAATCGCGAGCTTTAGCAAATACATATTTGTATTTTCGACTTGCAACAACAGCCAGGGGAGTTACAGCAGCAGTAAACAACAGCAATTTTCCAGCTTCCTTAGCTAAATTAGACACATCTTTTTTCCACTGAGGAGTTGTCAAATCTTTATACTGTTTTTCTTTTTGTAGACGACGATTGCGTCTATCAAGTTCTGCTTCACTTAATTCTTCAGCCTCATTAGACTTCCATGTTGAACTACCGGATTTTTCAATTTTAACAGGGTCGCCATTTCGATTAGTTCCGGTTTGATGCTCTTTCTTCTCTTGATCATTGGCATTAGTGTATCGCTCTTTACCTTCTGGGGTTAATGTTCCATCCTCATTTTGAAAACGTCGAACACCCCATTGCTGACCTTTAATACCATAATGGGTTAAGCTATTACTTTCACCAACTTTATGAATTAGCACCATACCTTCATGACCGAAAAGTGACCACATATTACTGTCAATCCAATTTTCCATAGCTTTACGAGAGGCATCACTGTCATAAGTGTGCCCTTCATGATCCTGTTTCCAGACTCTAGCTAATGCAGCTCTTTTCTCAGCCTTTGTCATGCGCTTATTATTCGCCGTTGTATCAGCTTCGTACATAGACCGGCTCTTATTCTTATCTCGAACCGTATCTTTCCAATTTGGTTTTAACTGGCTACAAACTTTACCTACATTTTCTGTACGCAATTCCAAATTATCTGTACGAATGAATTCTACATTATTCGGTTGGAAACCGAAAGTAGACAGTTCCTCAGGCGAAGATTTTACATTGCGTTGGGCATCGATGATAACTAATTGATTATTTTGAATTTCCCAAGCCATGGCATGCCCGCCGAATTGAGAATACGCTCCAATAACACCTCGAGCCCCATCGGGGTACTTTTTAGCAGCTTCAGCATAGACAAAGGTCCAATCATTTTTAGAGATCTTATCAACATGACCGCCCTTATATAAGTCTGCCATTAGAACAGAATCATAGTTTCCTCGAATGCTCGGTTTAGCTGTAACATCGTATCCACGACGACGCATGTCATAAGTAAAAGAGCATAATGCGCAATTATTAGTTGTTCCAGGAACTGCCTCTCCCCTATAATTAGGGTTTATGGCAAGCATGTCATCTTCAACTGAGTGCTTTCCTTTAATAATCGGTGGGGGATTATCATTCGAGAAATCAACATGTTCCGCAATATCACCGATCAAGACATCATTAAGCTCTTTACTTTCAGCTGTACTTTTATTTTGTTTAATTCGACGAATAGTCTTGGCAATCGGTCCGTCAATTGCCGCATCTGCCTCGAATAGTAATAAGGCACCACCAATAATTTCAGGAATTAGTCCTTTTTCTTTAACCTGATTTTCGCCAGTAACAACCCGTTTATGGACATCTGCATCTAATGGATAAGGAGGACCATTTCGTACTCCCCATGACTGGCCTTTGATACCATGATGAGCTAATTCCGTATCATTAGTGCTCCTTCTTATAGCCCATGTCTTTCCGTCGGAGCCTACGGGGGCTTTCTTAAAAAGGGACTGGTGGCTAATTGCTTCATCAACATTTTTAGCCTTATTCCAAAGTTTTCGGAACCACTCTTTACTGGCCATTTCCATAGAAGAGTAGCCACCGCTTATACGACCATTAGAAGAATCTACAGCATGGTATTCTGAAATTGAATGCTCAGGATCTTCATTTTTTAGGATTAATTGAAAGATATAAACTGTCCCGGCCTCCGCATATTTATAAGGAGTGAAGTCCGGATATTCGCTCTTACAAATTTCAATACATTCCTGCAGTGAACGAGCCATATTAGCTACCTCCTTATTTTTAATAATATGGGCGACCGTTTCTATCGAATTTTAAATTATTATCACTTGAATAACTATCCGTGGTTTTAAATATACCTATTTTGGATAATAATGATTTTCCCCAGCTAGCAATCTTATCATTAATGCCTAAAGCTTTACCAGCTGTAAAAAGAGATAAGGCAGTAAGAGAAACAGAACCAACACCAAGAAGAATATTCTTGATTCCTCGAGCTGTTTTAGCTGCAGTTTCTTTCGTATCTTCCCATTTTCGTTCTCGATTTGCTGCCTTTTGATGCTCTTCCATGTTCTGCTGTTTCATCTGACGATCAAATTCAGCTTTATAATCTGGATCTTTCATACGCTCAGAAATTTTATTGCGAATCTGCTTTCTTCGATTTCCTGCACCTTCGCCATAATAAGCTTTTGCTCTTGCATACTCTTTGGCATCATCGGAGGCATCTTTTTTCAAGCGATTATAATCTTTGGTTCCATCAGGTCTGTCATAATATCCGTATCTCTGTTTGCCGGCTTCTGTAAGACTACCATCTTCATTTTGAAATCGACGTACGCCCCATGCCTGGCCCTTAATTCCATAATGGGTTAAAGAATCTGTTTCATAATGCAAAATACTCACTTCCTTTTTACCGGACTTTTTTAAGAAGGTTTACTAACGCAGTTGCACCTTTCTGTAGATATTGAGCGCCAACTTGGGCCACTTTAC